GGTTTATCTTTGAACCAGGTCAGGATGCGCTCAAAGACTTTGCTTTTTTTGCTTTTGGTGCCGCCACTACTTTTGCTTCTACCTTTTGTTTTTCAGGTAATAAATTAGGAAACGCTTCTCTGACAATATCTTCTTTTAAAGACTTGTATTTGGTTTGTAACTTTTTGTCCTTTGCAAGACAAACTGCTTCTGCCTCAGACCAATGTATACCCTCTAATAATTGAATAAACAACTGTTCTTTCTTAATTTTGGTAAGATTAATATTAGGATCGAGCCAAACATACATACGTCTGAATTCAGCAAAAAGATTAGTTTCGGAATAACCTACTGGTATAGTAGTATCCTTTTTAAAGGGCGGTTCGCCTTCGGGTAAATCTAATTTTACATTTGGATCAAAATTAATCTGTAGCATGCCTTTCAGGATAGGATGCTCATATGCCCTTAACACTCTAATTTTAGAGTCCTTGTTCGTTGCTTTTTCAACTTCTTCAAAAATTTGTGGTATTGTAGTTTTCATTTAAAATTCCTCTATAACTTCTAGCATATTTTTCATTTTATGTTCAACAAAAAAGTCTAGTAACTTGCTTTTATCTTTTGATGGGGTGTCTTCAAAAATATTTATGATAGAATTTTTAATATGATCGGGAATGCAACTAAAACTAACTAGTTTTTTATTGCGATCATAATTCTTCTTAAATTCTGCATCCTGTGGCATAGCATCATAATCTTTATACCAAAGATCCATTTTATCCTGCCGAATAGGTTTCTGTCGCACACCATTTACGATACTATCATCTGCGGATAATACGTTAGGAACACCATCACCTTTATCACCCTTAATGATATGTTCAAAAATATATTTCTCTGGACTAATATCAGGTTTAACATATTTCTTTTGTATAGGTGAGAACTGTTTTACATTCTCATACTTTTGTAATTGAATAAAGTCATGATCTCCTGATAATACTAAAAATGGCTTAGGCTCATCAAATAAAACACTCTTAGTATCATTTGTCTGAGACCATTCTGCAAGTACAGCAATGATATCATCTGCTTCTGCACCTGGTACGTTAATAACCTTATAGGGAAAAAATAGTTCAATCTCACTACGAATAAGATTAAGAGCTTCGAATATTGTTTTCCAATCAAACCCAGAGGCTTCTCTTGCCTTTTTTCTTCCTGCCTTGTAGAAAGGAAAATAATCCCTGCGCCAATAGGTTTGATTATCGCAAGCAATAACTATCTCGCCATATTCCTTACCGAATTTTTGTTTATAGCCTCGTATAGAATTTAAAATCATATGTCTCAAAAGAGGCACTTGAATTTCGATATCGTTACGACCACCCACCTCAGCCATTAAATTAGAAATGGCTGTTTGATTAAAGTCAACTACTATCATGTTATTGTTCCTGTTGCGGTTGTGGGGCCATTGTTTGAAACTGTGTATTGTTGAACGCCTAGTTGTGCATTTATTACGGATATTTTGTATCCACTTCCATTTGCACCGGCAGTTACTAAATCTTGTTCCACCTTATCACCTGCTGCTTCAGGAGTAGCTGCTTCTACCTTTAGAGTATAAGGTATCACTCCTGGGCGAGTTACTGTAACTTCATAAGTAATAGTAGTAGGTAATGTTGTATTAGGATTTTGTTTAGAAACAACATCCGTTTCCCCTGTTATCGCTGAAGATTCATTATATACCTTAACTATACTATTACCTGTTTGGCTATCTGTGATAGCAGTGCCCTCAATCTGAGCTTGTTTGGTTGTAACAAATTCAGAAACTGCAGTAGCAACATCGGTCTTTAAAATCTTTTCATAAACTCCACCGGAGCAACCTGATAGTAAATTAAAAACTATATGGTTGATTTGAGCCTCAATAGCTGCACGTAATGCTGCTTTGTTTATAGAAACATTGAACAAATTATTAAATCGTGTAATTACAGTATTAAAATCATTCAATGCAGTAGTTAATTCATTTATGCCCAATCCGCTTAATAGTTTTTGCTCCAATGCCTTAATTAAATCACCTTGATTAAGTGATTCTATCAATGCCTTTAGATCTATATCTGGGACAGCGTCATTCGGTGTACAACCATTTCCCAATAAGTCTTGCAGGGAACATCCTCCAGCTGCTTCTGATCCTGTTAATGTCGCAACTCCAGATAACTTATCTGTGAACCCCTTAAATGTCTCTAATTTTTCGGATGTAGTGTATAGTGTACTTACTTGTGTTGCTATAGCTGCTCTTTCCTCTGTTGCTGTGGTATATGGTGAAGTTACAGTAAAACTAGGTACGGATGCTGCATTAGCAGTCCATTGATCAATAACTGAAATACGAGAATTTAAAGGTGTAATTCTTAATGTTATTGCTGTGTTAGTTGCATACGCAGGAAACGCAATTGGATTTTGAAATAACTGTTGTTGTACTGCTTCTATAAGTTTTTGTGCATTTGTAAGGTCTGTTCCTGCATCATTAATAGTAGTTGTAATTCTATCAATAAGTGCTTTGATTTCTTTAAGTCCGCCAGGAATTCCTAGACCAACTGCGACTTGTCTTGCGCCTTGTGTTATTGCCGTATACTTTTGTTCTAACGGATTACCGCCAATTTGCGATAAAACGATTTTTATAAGCTGACAATAACTTAAACTAATACCTGCCATATGTTACCTCGTAATTTTTAGGATGATCGTATCTATATTTATCCTACCATTGACAGCCTGTTCTTTAGATTTAATATTATCTAGGAAAGTTCTTAATTTAACCTTACCCAAAGCTAGCAAATCTTTAATTTGTTCTTCGGGTTTTCTCAAAGTCTTTTGTTTGGATTTTTCTGGAGACCAATTTTGTAAAGTCGTACCTTTTACAGTCATACCTTTTATTGATTCAGATGTATACATCGATAATTTTCTTGTTTTCGTGTTAAATAACCATACTTGCTCTGCACCTACAAGATCAAGGGCTTTTGCGGATGATATACCCAACTCATCATCCTTAAGTTTATACTTTAGGCCTTTAATTTGTGTGATTGCTGGTTTTTCTCTGGTTGCTCTGACCTTGCGGTTGGCTTTCTTGAACTGACCATACTTGTTACAGTCCTCGACAAAGGATTCGAAAAATTTTACAATCTTAGTAATTTTTCTTTTAGGGAAATTCGAGTAGCCCTCAACAATTTGCGAGTCTTTAGATTCGGCAACTTCATTCCATTGATCTAATTTCCTTACTGCCCAAGTTTTTACAAATGTAGTGTAAGGAGCGGGTATTTGATTACCCTTTAAATGATTATAAAGATTAAAGTCTTTATCCTCAGTGCAAAACTCATCTACAAAGCCTTCAAGCTCACCTATATACTCTGATGCCTTATCTTTAATCGCATCTTGAATAGATGGACGCTTAACCACTGCCACAGGTGTTATTACTGTAACAACATTTTTCTTAGCATCTATACGTTTCTTGCCGATTGCAAATAAACGGTTCAACTCTTTGTTGAATCCTTCTAAATGATCGTTACGAATATTGGCACCTTGTAATAACATACGAGCCATCCAGCCATATGTCATGTGTACGTCTTTTTCGTCAACCTCAGCAAATATTTTTACCGAGGTAGGCATATTGTGCTTTACATATTGCACAAAATACTTGTGAGCATCGCTTCTAGTTTTATCTGTACTATACCAATTATTGATTCTCATCAAATTAATTATATAGTCAGCAGAACTTGGATCTAACTTGGAAACCAATGGTTCCGATGATAGAATTTTGCTTGCATCATGCTCACGTTTAGTAGCCATTTATTCTCCGAGGGTAAAGTTGATCTGCTTAATTGAATCATACCTACATGAACGCCATTCACCTACTTCAATATCGAATACTGAAATGACACTGTCGTTTTCCTTGCGGACACGATCTGTCTTTTTCTCAATAACAGGCAATTTTGCCTCATCTAAGGTACATTTCATTTCTCTTATTGTATCATCTTTCTTCTTGAAAGTCAAGCCCACTGTATTTGTCTTCAAAAGACTCACTAACCAGTCACGAAATTGTGCTTGTTCCTTAACAGAGGCAGTTTTATACCAATCTGTCATTTCTGAAACATCTGCTGACACGAATTTTTTCATATTTTCACCTTAAAATGATGTAGTTTAAAATTATCGACCTCGGCCGACTTTTTTCATGATATTTTTGCTGACTTGAGGAATGTTTTTTGGTTTTGTATTCTTTGCCAATGCTTGTAAATGGACAAGTGGCCTGGAATTTAATGTTGGCTTGCCATTTTTAGGCAATTTTTGGTCACTTTCTTTATGATCACTCATATCAACTCCTAATATAGAATAATTATAACACCTTTTGTGGAAGATGTCAAGCAATAAGTGGGCCGAAGCCCACTATTTTAGGCAACGCCGGCTACTTTTTCTTTTGTTCTGCCATAAGCAGCAATTCCAAGAACAGCGCCCATTGCAATATGGTATAACCCTGCACCCTGAAGGGTTAATGGTTGCCATTGGTTGGTAACTGCACCATGACTGATTGCTTGTAATAGTGACCATAGGATCGGAAACAATACAAAGTCACATGTACAAGTTAACATATAAATCCAACCCATCATAGGTCGCATTTTCTTATTAATCCAGTCAGTTGCACCTTGATCTAATGCCACTGTGGACTCACCACCTGCACTTAATGCCCCGCCACCGCTCTTGAGCATTTCAGGATTACCTGAAACGAAACCTGCGGGCGGAATTGCCTGTTCATTAAATGGGGTGGGGTTTTTCTTTTCTTGTTCTGCGTGAGAATCCCAATCTGCCATAACTAACTCCTTTTATTATTGTTATTAATATCATATAAAATGGTGTAGATATGTCAGATCAAAAATTCCAATTACTGAGGCGTTGTGCCTGCCTTTTTACGAGGACGACGCACAACTGCCTTGGCATCCTCAACATCGACTTTGCCATCTTTGTTTGCGTCCAAAGCAGTTGTAACTTCTGTTTTTGCTATAGTCAGGGCTTCATCCAAAGTCATAGGAGTATTCAGATACTTATTATATCCCCATACCACTAATCCACCCACGATCACACCCAATAAAAATATTTCCATACGATCTCCCTTTTTCAGTTTTTACATTAGTCCGGCCCGTAACGGCCCAGATTACTACATTATTTATAAATCTACCTCCACTCCTGTAGAGCATCCTCAAAGTCCGAGAATCTCTTCACGATGAATCGTTTCGGTAAAGTATCGAAATATCCAAAGTCGTCAGAAGTATGGTCCAGGTTCACTTTGGATTTTGCCTCTTTATTTAAATCTCCGACAAACACCAAACTAAACGAGGAATACCCAGTTTTGACCTCGAAAGCAGACTCAGTATAATTATCCTCATAGAAGCCAATAGGTATCAAATCTCCGTTATATTCGATACCAATCTCTTCGAGTATCTTTCGCCGAGCCGCGGCATCAACTGTCTCGCCCTTATGGACTCTGCCACCTATAGGCCAGTAAATGCCTTTGCACGGCTCATTCGCTCTCTTGACTAATAACACTTTGTTTCTGTGCCTCAATATAATATCAACGCATAATATGGGTATTTTATTG